GTTACTGCTGGCATTAGCGTTGTAAAGTATGGAACGGTTGATAGCTTTGATAGAAATTACCACCTTTAGGACTGCCAAAGAAAGTATAATCTCCTTGGTTACATTCGTATTCTAAAGCTGTAGATTTAGCAAAGGCTTCTTTTTGTGTTAAGATTTGATATTGGTTAGGATCACCAATAATTCTACTAGACACAATTGCTGCAGCTCTTGCGATTATAAAAGCTTGAATAACAGTAGGGATACTTGGCCAATCAAAGTACCAAATAACATCAACGTATAGTTTTTCGTCTGTCCAAACAAATGAATGTGCAGTCTTGTCATAAAGTTTTCCTTCACGATTAACACTGTCTCTATTCATGTTTTGTGTATAACTAGAATTCAAATCCATCTGAAGCATATTATTAGGAATAATTACTTCGTTATTTGAATCTGGTGTAATAGGATAATCGTATTCTTTGTTAAAAGACCAGCCTTCTGATTGTATTTCGCGAGACACTTCTCTTAGGGTGTTGAGTGCAATCGCAACGTCCGGGTTGGTTTGTGATTCAATTCTACTTGTAGCAATTGATTGTGTTAAAATCTGACTAGAAACAGTCTGAGAAATATTAACAGTATAATTATATGTAACAGGATCTGTAGCTGGAGATACCTCTACACCTGCAACGGCAATAGATGTACCAACAGTTACACCAGGTCCACCGATATAGGTGCCGACTGGAATGCTAGCTGTTGTAGTAGTTAGAGTGGTGCCGGAAATAGAACCAGTAAAGCTTGAAACTTCGTTTAGTACGAAAGTTTCATCAGTTGTCAATGTAGTGACAGGAGCCTGACCAACTGACGCCAGGATCTGATTAACAGCTTGTAGCTCAGTATTGGAGCCAGTAGTAGGGAAGGCCATAAATTGATAATGAGTATTATTCTCAATAAAGAATTAAAAAAAAGGAGCCTCCGAAGAGACTCCCGTTGGATATAATAATATCAGAATGTAGTAGGTGCAGTAGCGCCAACATACAATTCAACACTAGCAGCAGGGTTGAGGTAATCACAACCACAAGCCAAACGACCAAGCATAACATCACCTTGGTATACCACGGAGACATCACCACTGGTTACTTGAACCTGAGGACCAATTGCTTCAACCATACCGGCAGCTTCTTTCTGGAAGATAAGACCACAGGACTTAGAACCGAATTCAGCTCCAGTACCATAATCATTATTGATACCAGTTTGAGCATCAGAAGCATCTTCAAGAGCTTCACTAACGAAGTCACCAGTGTTACCAGGTGCGGTTACACCAGTTGTACCACCGTAAGCAGTACCATACTTACCAAGGAACGGAATGTTCATTGACTTGTAGATCTTGATACCAGCAATTTCGATGATGCCGTTACCAGACTGCAAAGCAGTACCTTGTGCATCACGATTAACCAAACCGTTAGAACCAACAGCTTGAATCAATTCGTAGTACTGACGTGGGTTCAGGACGGCAACACGGCCATCACCACTGACACCCTTTTCATCAAGAGCAGCAGCTGCATCATAGAATGCAGACACCAGGTTAGCAGCAACGTAAGCATCAGAATCGTTGGTAGTTGCACCAACACGAATCTGAGTACCACCGGGCTCAACATAACCAGTTGCACTGATAGGAGAAGCCTTACGTGCACCACGTGCAATAGCACGGAATGCAAGACGGTCATACTTTTCTGCAAGAGCGTAGCCGATCTTACGTGAGATCTCAGACCTCAAATCGTAATGAGAAAGTACTTCGTCCAATTCATAGACGAAAGCTGAACTGATCAACAGGTCATCAACCGTGATCGTCTTTTCAGCCACAGGAGGTGCATTATTGGAGTCACCAAGAATGCTGTTGCCAGGAGTATGAAACTCTGACTTGGTACGACCTGTGAAGATGAACTGCAATGATTTGCCGTTCTTAAGTGTACGCTTCATGATCAAGTCACGAGCGATTGTATTATTCTGGAAACCTTTGAACATTTCGCCACTGAACAGCTTAAGGTACAGTGCGCGCTTATCTCCAGCTAGGTTAGCCTGACCCAGCTGAGTAAGCTGAGCGGGGTTAACCGAAGATTGAAAAGCCATTTTTTAGAGAGTTAATAGTTATACGACTCTCAAAGATCTTTGAGTTATTTAGTTTTATTGTGGTCTATCCCACCGTCTAGACGGCAAAGGGTATCCTCGTAAGGGCCTATGCCAATAGTGAAGAGGGGAATTGCACCCCTCATTAGATCTATCTCACTTGGTGTACTTTACACCGCGATAGCAATACGTCTTGCCTTGCACAGTAACCTCCTAAGAAGCTCCACAAGCCCCGTTCCATGCTTATGGTGTCATGCGTCCCGAAGGATGAACGGACGTGCTTCTAGCCGACTGCAGGTGCCACTAGGGCAACAGGTGTGGACTCAGTTGATGCCAAGTCAAGTGGGAAGTTATGAGCATTACGTTCATGCATTACTTCCATACCAAGACCAGCACGGTTCAAGATGTCTGCCCATGTATTAATGACATGTCCTTGTGACTCAACAATCGATTGGTTAAAGTTAAAGCCATTCAAGTTGAATGCCATAGTACTAACCCCAAGAGCAGTAAACCAGATACCCACGACAGGCCAAGCAGCAAGGAAGAAGTGAAGGCTACGGCTGTTATTAAATGAGGCATATTGAAAGATGAGACGACCGAAGTAGCCATGTGCCGCAACGATGTTGTAGGTCTCTTCTTCCTGACCAAACTTATAACCATAGTTCTGACTGATGTCTTCAGACGTTTCACGAACAAGTGACGACGTAACCAAAGATCCATGCATAGCTGAGAACAAGCTCCCACCAAAAACACCAGCAACTCCCAACATGTGGAAGGGGTGCATGAGGATGTTATGTTCGGCTTGGAATACCAGCATATAATTAAAAGTACCGGAAATGCCAAGAGGCATAGCGTCTGAAAAGCTACCTTGTCCAAAGGGATAAACAAGGAATACAGCGGATGCCGCTGCCACGGGTGCGGAGTATGCAACAAAGATCCAGGGCCTCATTCCGAGTCGGTAACTAAGTTCCCATTCGCGTCCCATGTAAGCGTAGATACCGATAAGGAAGTGAAAGACGACCAGTTGAAATGGTCCGCCGTTGTAGAGCCATTCATCGAGACTTGCTGCTTCCCAGATGGGATAGAAGTGAAGTCCGATAGCGTTTGAAGACGGGACAACTGCTCCCGATATAATGTTATTTCCGTACAGGAGCGATCCTGCAACTGGTTCACGAATGCCATCGATGTCTACGGGTGGTGCTGCGATGAACGCAATGATAAAACAGGTTGTTGCTGCAAGCAGCGTTGGAACCATAAGGACTCCGAACCAACCAACATACAGTCGGTTGTTAGTACTGGTTACCCAATCACAGAAGTTGTTCCAAATATTCTTTTGTTGTTTTTGTAGCGAAATAGTAGCGGTCATTTAAATAATAGTTCATTGTGTTTTTTGTTCTAGTAAGTAAGACCATTTTTAGGACTTGGCTGTCCAAAGCTAGGGAGGGAATTGCACCCTCCTTTAAATCTATTTAGCTATCAGAAACTATACTTGACACCAAGTTTTGTTCCATAATCATTTTCATCAGAATCAAAAGTAGCTGCTAGTTCTCCGTAAATAGAGACACGCTCACTAGCTTGGATAGAGCCACCAACTTTACCTGTCAGTTTTGTCTCTTCTTCACCACCATCAGGTGCAAAGATTGAAGGACCAGCTTGTACGTAGTACGAACCAAAGTTTGTACTGTTCTCATACCCAAGGTGGAAATCTGTAACATGTCCGTTAAAGTCAGATCCACTGAAGCCAGCATTGTTCTCAATGTTTACATAAGGACCAGCAAGGGCAGGTGCAGCAGCAAACAAAGCAGCGGGGAGGATAGCAAAAATTTTCATTGTAGTTTGTTTAAAAAAGAATAAGTGTGTGTTGTACGATTACCATGAACACCCCAGCCTAACCAGTAGTATGCAGCATTCATGTAATAAGGTATTGTTTGATGAGAAGTTTGGAAAGCATAAAGATCATTTCTAAACCTCATTTCGGTTATCATGTAATCTGTTTGGCAGTTTAGACTACTAGGGTCTTGATTACGTTTAGCACAATGGGTGCCGAGACCAATGTAACGATCTTTTGATGTCCATTGAATTAAACCATAACCACCACGAAGGCAGCGATCATAAGGAACGATAGCACCACCTTCGCAGATGTTAGGTTTAAAGTTAGATTCTTGTTGGATGTTACCCATAATGACCGCCAATGCTGTACGGTCTGTCACACCAGCAGATTTCTGTAGTTGTTCTAGAACGTACTGCTGGGGAGCAGTACATTGTGGGCATTCAATCATTTTTTCTTAGCAGTTTTAGCAGCTCGTTTAAAGTTGGCAGCAGTGGGTGCACCAGCACTACCAGGCTTTCGCATCTTTTCATTCGAGCCTTGTTTAATACGCATCCGTTTAGCATGGATGTTAGCGTATAGACCTTTTTTAGCCATTAGGATTTACCACATTTCCATTTACGTAAAGCAAGAGCCTTTCGGGTGGGGCGACCCTTGCTGTCTTTCATCGGACCTTTGACACCACCCATCCTAGCACAGAAAGACTTCTTACGTTTTCCTCCACCAGGTTGTGGTGCTTTTAAATTAGATCCTGTTTCTCTATTATATTTTTCACGACCAGCTTTTGTAAGACCACCTGATCGTGATTTATGTGTACCGATTTTTAGTTTGACAGAAGGTTTACTTTTTGTTGCCACCTTTGCCGCCTTTCTTTTTACCGCAAGCCATTACTTTTTAGTACCTTTCTTAGGTGGCCTACCTTTCTGTGATCCGTAAGTTCCTTTTCCTTGTGGCATTACCATACTCCGGGGATAATTTGACCAGTTAGTGCATACGCTCCAAGCGCAGCCATCACACCTAGCATAGCTAGGCGACCGTTTAGTTTTTCTGCTTTGTCGTTATGATTCACAGTGTAGTTTTCGTCAGTGTACATGGTGGGTTCTTTAGCAAAGAGGTTTTGTTGTCCGCGATCGTTGGTGGTAACAGTCATTAGAATTCAAGGTCAGAGTTTTCAAGTTTACGCATAACG